GTGGGCCGCTTATTCCGGTCTCTACAATCCTCTCAAAATCATTTGGGAGATGATCCCCTTTTCGTGGCTAGTAGATTGGTTCATGTCTTATAGAACCAAAATGCAAGCTAAATTAGGTGATTGGTCTCCTTTAAAGGATCCTGTCGTGATTGACTCTGGTCATTCATTTAAGACTAAATCCGAGTGGATTGTCGAACAGACTCGGGATGGTGGCATCTCATGGCTTTTCCTTTCTAAGGTAAAGTACAGTGCCTACATCCGTCATCCAGGCTTGCCTGAAGTTCAGTCAAGTCCCTTCCGTATACCATTAGAATGGTATAACGTCTCGATACTGTTGTCGATTGTCCGCCAGTGGTGGACCCGTAGGAGATAGACCCTACGGCCTTACTTGGGTATCACAACAGGGAGTAGACAAAAGTGCTACTCTACTCGGAAAAACTATGGCCTTTTCAGACCCTCTTGCTCTTAACAACAATGCTGCCGTTTCGAAGTCCTTTAACCGTAAAAGTACGGGCATCGGCGTAAGCGAAGCGATTGAAGCCAGTTCTACTGTCTCCGATCGCACACTTATGAAGATTGCTCATACTAAAGCGGGCAAAGGTGTCGCAGCCGGCACTGTTGTTGATCGTCACTTGCTTCAGTTTCAACGGGCGAAATTCAATTCGACCATTGGTGCTGATGAGTTGATGACTATTAACGTCACACTCACCGTTCCGTCTTCTTCTGGACTTACGTCCACAGATACGTACGATTTGTGTGCTTACGTTAAGAATTTTCTCTCAACACAAGCTAACATCGATCGCCTGATCCGCGGTGAATCTCAATAATCCTCGTATGGTGTATTATTACATCATATCCGTGATCATCGGATTCATCTTCGGAAGCTGGCATGGTTACATGCTAGCCAGGTAATTTAAGAGGGTTCTCGGCCAGTCTGGAAGTCCACCATGAAAAATAATGGGAACTTTAAAAGCCAGATTGAGATAATTCTCGGTTTAAGCCGGGAAATGTTGCGTGACCTACGCAACCTCGATCCTAGTGTCTACTCTGAACAACAGCTTCGTCTTGATACACTGTATCTAGAAAAACGTTGTCATTCAGAGGGTCTAAAATTTCTTACCACTACTCTTCCGAAACTCGGAAAGTGGTTTGATTTATTTTTAGACCAGGGGGTATTCTCTCCCCGTCCCGATGGCTTTAAGCCATTTGATGGGAAAGGGCAGCCTCGCTTTCTAGGCTCTTTTTGGATTCATTTCCAAGTCGAGGACCCTGCTCCACAGCTCGTAAGAGCTATTCGCACGTTCTTGTTTTGTTTTTACAAATTGGAGTTACCTTTTTCTGATGAACAACGATCTACGACTCTGGAAAGATTCGTTAAAATCGATGCTGATCTCAAAGATTTCTCTATTTGTTACGAGAACGCTCATGAAATGGATAAAACTCTAATTCATGAGATGCGCCGTGTTTGTCATGAGACTATTGCTGGTTTTTCGCCTAACAGCGATGACCTTCAATCTCATGTTCCACTCTCGTGGAAACCCAAACACGGACCTGGAGCAGTAGCCACCGGTGAACGTGATGAACAGAAGTGGGAATTCACCCATCTCTACGAATCCGTCCACAGATCTTTCCCGTATTACGAATATGTTTACGGTATGAGATCTAACGGTCGTGCTTTACAACTCGCTTCTACTGTTAATCAGTATAAGAATATGGTTAAGATAGCCGAGCCTCAAGCTCGTGTCTGTCTTGTTCCAAAAGATTCTAGGGGACCACGAATTATTTCGTGCGAACCACTAGAAGTCCAATTCTTACAGCAGATGATTTCTATCCCTCTTGTTAAATACATTGAGAATAGATCTCCGGCTGCTGGACACATTAACTTCACTGATCAAAGCGTCAACGGTAGACTTGCTCTGGCTAGTAGCCTTAGTAAGTCTCATGCGACGTTAGATTTAAGTGAAGCTAGTGATCGAGTTAGTTTCTCTTTGGTCAAATATATGTTCCTTGGTCTATCTGAGAACTCAGATAAATTTTGGAACCGTGTATTTGATTTGAGAAGCACGTCGACTATTCTTCCTGATGGAAGAATTGTTCAATTGAAAAAATATGCTCCTATGGGATCAGCACTTTGCTTTCCTGTTGAGAGTATAATCTTTTATTCAATTGCTGTCGCCTCCGTAAGCTTAGCTTGCGGAAACCGCTCAGTAGCGCGTCGTGCCGTTTACGTCTACGGCGACGATATAATCGTCGACAATGCGTATTACTGGCATGTAGTGTCTGCTCTTGAATTGGTCGGCCTTAAGGTCAACAAATCTAAGAGCTTTCACGGAGGAAATTTTCGAGAATCTTGTGGTGTTGACGCATACAAAGGTCGCGTCGTAACACCGCAGAGAATTCGAAAATTACCAGGCACGCACCTCCGCCATGGAACTTCCCTCGCAGCTTGGTGTGCATACGCCACTGGCTTCCACCAGATTGGTATGCATCACTCAGCTGCCTACTGTCATAAAGCTGTAGAATCTGTACCTGGTATAAAATTTATACCATATACTGAAACTACTCAGGGCTTTATGTCAGTCGTATATCCTCCACTTGCCACACCTTTTAGCGGGTATGGTAAGCTAAGATATTGCGGAGAAACTTTCACCTGTAAGGCAAATCTTTGGGTTCTACGCGATATGCGTAGACCAACGAACCTTGCAGAGTGGGGGCGTCTGGCTAAGGGATTAATCTCCCCTGATCCAGACTTTCCAGGTGAAGTAGTC